AGAATCTTAAAATTCTTGTCAGATGACAATTTGTTAACAAATTGTTCATCTCTATATTTTATACCCTCATATTCTGGTACTACAAATCTTGGACCGCCTGTTCGTTGCCATTGAGTTCCAAATTCATGAACATATGGACGATCATATATATCAGGTCTCCATGAAAAATCAAAATTATCAGTGTTGATTCCACTTGGAATTTCCCAAAATCCTTGTTCCCACAATTTACGTCTACGTTCTATCTCATTATTATTCATATGAATATTTACTTAAAGATGAGTGCAACAAAAAATAAATACATTCATGACAAGTCAATCACTCACAATCAATACCAATGATTTAATATATTGGTTTAACGCTATTAGAAATTTACCAGACGATCAACGTACTCGTGCTCTAGATGCTACTTGGGCTGGTCAACTTCAAAGTAAAGCTTGGTTAGTAAATACATTAAAACAATACATGGATAAACCAAGTAACGTATATATATTTGGAGGATGGATTGGAATATTAGCCAGTATGATGTTTCAACATTTACCAGTTAACAAGATTCGTAGCATTGATTTAGATCCATGGTGTGAAAAAGTAGCAGATACTATCAACAAACCATATGAAATGGATAAATGGAGATTCAAAGCAATTACTGAAGATATGTCATCATATGATTATGATTGGGGTATTACCTCAGATGTAGTAGTCAATACTAGTAGTGAACATGTAGAGCAAACTACATATGATAAATGGTTTAGTATGATTTGTCCAGGAAGTTTAGTAGTAGTTCAGAGTAATAACTTTTTTGATTGTTCAGAACATATCAGATGTAGTCATAATCTAAATGATTTTGAAAACATGAACAATGTATATAATCCATTATTCAGTGGACAATTTCATACTGATCAATATACTAGATACATGAGTATTTGGCGTAAGTAATGATTAAACTTTGATAGTAATATGTTTAACTAAATTCCATTGATGATCCGATGCGCGATGCTTAGTATGATATAATACTGCTCCTATACCACTACTTTCATCACCTGGATTCGGCAATGACCATATATATTTCCACATTGGTTCTACAATATCTTTATTCGTTTTACTGTTCATAGCACAACCACCCATGTAAACTAATGAATCTGAATCAGTTAACTGTTTGGCTTTTATCATAACTGATTCAATTTGAATCTCAAATACTCGTTGAACAGCCGCGGCAATGTCACATTTGTCTTGTAAATTTTTAATCTCATAGGGCCAATCAGATATTCCACGATGAAGATTCTTCTGAGATTGAATCAGTCCGTTCATATATGTTAATACGAGATTATAATATCTCGTAGAATCGCCCAATTCTGCCATGTTTTGTAATAAGTATTCGTCTTTGATTGGTGTATGTCCGACTAACTTAGTAAATGCGCTATAAAATAATCCTAAACTATTTGGATAACTGCGACTCCATACTTTATGTAATTCATCGTGTTTAGCTTGCCAAATTGTAGCACATTCAAATTCTCCTATTGCATCAAGAACTACAATTGCACAGTTACTAAATGGACTTGTATAATACCCAGCCGCTGCATGACTAGCATGATGTGAAGTATAAGTAATAGGTGCCGCTGTATATAAATTCATATAATTTTTTGGTAATACACTAAAATCAAATGCTCTATTATATTGACCCGCATATATTTGACGAATCTTTTTTATCCAAGGATTTTCATACCAAAAAATTCTATCTGGTATTCCGTGTTCAAATGATAGATCAATGTTTAATCTTGATATTTGATCATGTTGACCAACATAATTGTCAATAAATCTATTATCTTTAAATACGGCAATTCCATGTTCATGATTTAATGCATTTACGCCCCAATGAATCATTTGTATATAAATGGATCTTTTTTACGTAGTTCTTTCAGACGTTTTTTTAATCTATATTCTCTGACTAATTTTTTGAAGAAGTTAATTATAATCATATATGATTCCTTTATTATAATACTGGATATACTTAACAATGTTTGTCAAGTATATCGGACAACCATGGTATAATATCTGATATTTTTTGATTTCGAATTACATCCAATGATTTAGTTTTTTCTGATAATGATGATAGTAAATGACTATTATCTTTGGCAAACATATAAGTTATAATTCCATTAAATGCCAATTTAATACGATCTCCAATTGAAGTACCATGAATTTGATCAATTTTATCGTAAAATAATTGATACTGTTCTTTTATAAATTGTTTTGTTTCTATAGGTAAAACTTGTATACTCATTGAACTTGGACTCTCTAACACATGATAACTAGGAATATTTTTAATTCTAGTATATTTTTTATTGAGTAACCATTCAGATAGATCCAAAAAGTTTAAAACATTGTAAACGTTAATGGTAGTTGACAATCCACCAACGATATTTTTATTTGATCTATATCCTAAATAATCTAGATTAACTTCTAAATCGTCCCATTTAGAAGGATATCTTAGATAGTTTGCATACTCTTTATATCCATCAATACTACATCCAATACTAACTTCTTTAAACTGATCCCATTGATTATATAATTTTTCAGGTATAGCAACCATATTAGAATTATACTCTAATGTAACTTTGTCACTATATCCTCCATCAATTATTAATTGTAATAGTTCATAATGAGTTTTGTTGATGGTTGGTTCACCACCAGTGAAATAATATCTATCTATATAGGGAAACAATGTCTTGATACAATTCCAAAATTTTTCATCTTCATACCAATTAAAATCTAAACTATCTATTTCCCATTTATTATTATTCATAACAATCGGATACTGTTTTGTCCCATAATAATTAATAATGTTAGTTTTATGTAACTTAATAAAGTCTTCGTACCATAAACTGCTGTCTCCTGGGCCACAATATCTGCATTTTAAATTACATAAATTTCCGAATCGAATGTCAATGTATCGCAATGGGTATTGATCAATGTCAATTGTTCCATCCTCATGAGTAAGGTCTTTATATGTACTAACGTCATATTTTCTCAACATAAAAATTCGTTTACTATTGAGTCCAGATTTTTCTTCAGTATGACATAATGTACATTCATTTGGTTTTTGATTCTTTAACATCTGTAATCTTAAAGACTTAAACGCTTTGTGATTTCTTGCTTGATTGATATCAATATTTTTTATATTTAATAATTCACCATTGGTCTCTAATTTGCCAAACGGGGCAAATATTGCCTGACAACAGATTCTATAGTCACCATTTTGTTGGATTCCAATATGAGTCCATGGTATAGGACACATGCTAGAGTTTGTTTCTTCGCTCTTTCGTCTCAGAATCTCCTGAAGTCTAGTTTGACCAATTTCTTTAAGATAATCTGGACAATTGATATTAGTAATACCAGCCTCAATTACAGTTTCTTCTACATCTTCTTTGATCAAAATTTCTAAAAGATTCTCAGGACAATTGAGATCCTGTGCAATTTTTTCTCTTTCTTCACAGTGAGTGGCTGCACTTAATTTTTCAAACCAATTCATTTTATTCCTTAATTTTGCAATTGCGATTAACAAATTCTATAAATTCATGCTTATCTTCTTCAAAGAAAACATCGTATTCTGTTAAATCACTTAGAGATATAATATCTTTCCATACACTCATCACTTCGGCATTCCAAGAATGATGTGCCCATCTATGCTTAGAAATCCACTGTACCCCTTCTTTTGTTAGTTTGTCTTTAACAAGTTCTAGATAATCTACACTGGGAGTATTACTAATTATATAAGGCCAAAGTTTGATTACGGTTTCTTTATATTTGAATTCAATGGGTAAATCGTTAGAGTAACAGTACAGTTGATAAAGATAAAATTCGCATTGTTCCGGCTCAGATAAAAACCATTCTGTAAACTCTGTTGCTCCTAATAAGTTTATTAAACCTATTACATTTGATTTTATTAATTTAAATGGAGTCCATGGTAAACTTAATTTATCAACGTATTTAAAATTAAACTTTTTACAGTACTTGTCTTTTAAAAAGAAGTGCGGGTCACGAGTCGGGTCAGCTTCGATAGCAGAGAACGGATCAATACTATTCGTATCAGGACTACTAACTAAAAAATCTTTTGAATCAATAACCCAACATTCTTCTTCGGCTGAACCAGCAGATGCTAATAATTTAAGTAGTTGTTGTTTTATATGCCCGTGTGCTATAATATCTTTAGGTATAAATCTAGTACTAGGAAATATTTTTATATTATTTTTAATGCTAGATAAGTTAATAAATTCAACATATGGGTCTATATTATCTGCATCTTCTATTATGTAAGTAATGGAATGATCTAATTGAAGATGTTTTTTAAAACTTTTAACTTGTCTTTTAAAATCAGAAAAGTCTCGCCTGCAAGTTACACATATAATGTTTGCCATATTAATTGTGTTTATTTAAGTGCCATGATAGCTCAGGAAAAGTTTTTGTCCAGTCTGTCTTTCTAGCAGTATCGAGTCGGCTAATCCATAACTGCCACTGTTCATAATCGTATGGCACATTTCGATCAATAGCACTATGAAATCTTTCAATGTTCTGATCCAGAACTTTGATACAAACATCTCGTACACCTTTATGTTTTAAAGGTATTAGAGTACTCTTATACCATTCTTGATACTCGGTAATTTTCTTATGTAACTCTATTTTCCATTCTGGACTACTGGCACCAACTGACAGACGATCTGGATCTAACATTATAATTAAATGAAAGTCATGTTCCCATTTTGATTGAACGCTAAATGAATTAGGTAATAGATCATTCTCTAAGAGAAACTCCATATACTCTTTTATCCGATGAGTGTTTAGTATACTCCAAGTTGGTGTAATAGTGTATGTTTGTTCTTGAGTAGTTAAATTCTCTTTTAATAATTTTAAATTTGGTAGTAGTTTATCCATTGAAGATGGATAACGTATATAGTGTAAGCGATCTTCATCTACTTCATCAATGCTTACACAAACTGATAATTTCTTCATCTTGGTCCAATAATCCAATATGTTAGTTCCTTTAAAATTTAAACTAGTTAAATTGGTACTGTAGGAAAATTCAATTGAATCTAAATTACCATGATCTAGTAATTGTTTCAATACTTCATAATGTTCCCATTGAATTAATGGTTCTCCTCCGGCAAAGTAGATTTGTTTAACTGAATCAATACTAGAATTAAACACTGTATCTAAAAACTGTTGCATATGATTTTTGTTATTTAAAAATATAGGTTGTTTTACATTGTACATTTGTGTTGCTAGATCAGACCATGTACTACTGTATTCTGGAGAACAACCAATACATGCTAGATTGCATAGATTACTAAATCTAAAATCCCATCTTAGTAACCGAATATTTGGTAATTCCCCGTCTGATGTTACAGAATTAACTATATCAATTTGATCAGAGTACAAATTATTCATGGCCAATCTCATAGACTGATTGCTCCACGATTCTTCAGTCATACATCTTTTGCATTCTGGGCTTGGCTCATTGTTGATCATTCTTAGTCTAATCGTTTTATACTTGTTGTTATTCCAAATATTTTCTATAGAATCTTCTTGAATATTTCCAAAAGTCTCCGACTGTGCAACACAACATGGACGAACCGATCCAGTAGGTTCTACATATGTATGAATAAATGGCGCCATGCAAAAAACTTTATTATCGGGTATCATTTAAATTTTATTCCTGTTTTAACATAAATTTTTTCTTTGCTGGCTTAATTGACGACTTAACTTGTGAAACAGTTGAAATCCAGGATTGAATATTTCCATGTTCTGATCTTTCTTTAGAAAAGCTCATGTCTCGTGTTTCTCTTTCTTTTTTATATTTTTCTTCTCGTTCAACATCATCAGGTGATGAATGAGAAAACTCATGATTAATTTTAAAAGTATAATCTCCATTATCGTTAACTTCGAAAAATACTTTACTGACATAATTTGCCGCAATAAATTTACCAAATACAGCTTTATCTGATCCGGGATCAGATTTTAAATTAATAGAAAATGCACCAAAATATTTGTAAATTACATAAAAGAATGCAAGATATTCAGATTCCATACTGATTTCAAAACTTGTTGCAGGAAATACAACATAATTATCAGCAGGATCATAGTCTATCTTAGGATTACCAAGACCACTAATAGTATAAAAATTATCCAGACTTGCGTATGAAATCGCATCATGTATTTTTTCATTAGAATTCTTATTAATAATAGCTAACCATATATGTGTAAGTTTTATGCGTAAAAATCTATGTAGTTGAGTATTTGTATAATGTTCGTCTCTCCAATTATCTAGAAAATAATCAAAATTTATTCCATAATAGTCAGGGTCTTCTTTCATATGACTTCCAGGAGCAGCACCAGCACCGTATCCCACACTAATAGCATGTATGTGTTTTCTACAATTAAACAATAATTGTAGACCATGCATCCAATCAATTGCATCTTCGGTTGGAAATCCAATCATCCAGTTTATATGTGCAAAAATTCCAGCATCACTAGTATCTCTGAGATTGTTCTCAACTTCCCATACTTCAATTTTTTTTCTCATATTGTCTAATATTTTTTGACTACCACTCTCGACTCCGTAGCTTAGACAATTGCATCCACTGTCTGCAATTTTTTGAATAAATTCTTTAGTCATTCTTCCGTCACATCTGGCATAACTATTCCATTTAAACTTTAATTCTTTTTCTAAAATTAAATCAACTAGTTTCTTAAAACTTTTTAGATCCCCATTAATTAAACTATCTACAAACCAAACTCTGTTAATATTATAATTTTTAATTTGATGTTCAATCTCTGAAATTGTTCTCTCTGGACTTAAACTTCTGAATCTCCAATAGTATGTTTCTGAGCAAAAACTACATTGTGCTACACATCCTCTAGAAGTTTCCGCACTGATTCCCGATCCTTCTTGATAATTTGATAATATATAATCAGAATAATCAGGATATGCATATTCATCTAAATTTAATCTACTAGTAGTAGTACCAATAACTTTACCTTTTTCATAAGTTGTTATACTTGGAACTTCATTTAAAAATTCTATTAGACTAGCTTCAGCTTCTCCAACAAAAATGTAATTAAAGTCTTTAGGTAAATCGTAAGAACAATTATATCTTTCAGCCATTTCAGGGCCGCCTGCAATAAAACAAGTATTCGGCAATACTTCTTTTAGTTTCTTTAACAAATACATAGTTGCGTGAAAGTTTGTATTATAGATAGAGAATCCCACAACTTTAGGTTTTTCTATTGATAAGTTTAAAATAATTCTATCAAACAATGGTTCTAAATCTGGTAGCAAATATTTTTCAAAATTAACTTGATCTAGCCATAAGAAATATCTTTCAGACCTCCAATAATCTTCTCCATGTAAACTTTTTAATCTATGATATGATTCTATATTAAGATCCAATACCTTTACGCTATATTTTTGACTACGCATTAATCCTGTTAATTTAGCAATATTATATGGCGGGAAAAGAACCCCCCAAGCAGGAGCAATAATCATAGCAACTCTAAACTTATCAGTATCTGCCCATTGTACATCAGGATTTACAAAATTAACTAAATTTCTAGATTTAAATTCTTCGGGACTAATCCCTAAATGTGACGATGCATGATCAATGTAATTTTCTTTTAGGATATGTTTTCTAATAATTTCATCTCGATCATTAACTAACAAATTACCATATGTTTGTTCAAGTTCTTCAATTTCTTTTAAAATTAAATATTGGTGCTTTTTCTTTTCTCGCATTGCTAAAAATTCGTCACCAGCAAACTCAGGAAATCTGGTAGCAGCAATCTTAAGCAACTCAGCTGAACATACTAAATTTAGAGCAGCTGCTCTTACCACATCGATCTCACTGTCATGGGTGATAAACATTGTTAGTAGGTCAATAGGGCAATCTGTTGCCGAAGCAACTTCGCACCTATCCAAGTGGCTAGTGCTGTTTTTTATTATTTCGTAGTAGTTCATATTTTAAATCGACCCTCTAGTCTGTAAATATTTTTCTTGTTTATTGTACCAATGTATGAGATTGTCACTGTATGATATCTCATCTTTGATATGAAATATTACATGATCTAGTAATGGATTGTGGTTATAAGAGTATTTACACCATGCGCCTTCTTTATTACCAAACCAGATTGGTTTTAATATGCCGTCGCCTACTTTATTCATGTAGGTTAAAAATCTATTTGGGCAATTATTTGGTACTATATCATCTACTAAAAAAATACAATTATCCGATGTGTAAGGAAATATTTTGTAAAATAATCTATCGATATCATTGCTTTCTTCTAAACAATCTAATCTTACTACATCAAATAACTGACCATTAAACTCTAAATTATCTAACTTAGTTACATCACTGTCTTTTAATGTAATTTTATTATTTTTTGATATCAGCCGTAATTGAGTTTCTAATTGTTTAATATCCGTAAACTGTTGACCAATACTATCCCATTTAAAATTTTCATATCCGATAAAGGACATATCGTGGTCTAGAGCTTCGTTGATAGATAATATCCACCCGCCGGTGCCGGTGCCTAATTCTAAAATAGAGTTAGGTTTTGTATAATTCAAAAGTTCAATTATTACTTTTAAATCTTCAAATCTCACCATTGGCAAATGCTTGTCTATCAGTCGATGTATTTCTTGTAAATTCATGATTATTGTGTCCTAAAAATATCTAATTGTTCTTCTGTATATTCAACTAGTATACCACTATCGCCAAGTCCTCTAATTGGTACAAGACTAATCATACCTTTTATTCTATTATTGGCGCCAAGTTTATCTAATGTGCCCAATGACTTGATTTTATCTCTAAGTCTCAATGCTCTATCTATATATTGTGGTGGGGCCATTAATTTAATCTCTAGCCAATGATCATCATTATGTTCGTCAAAATGTTTACAAATTGATTCAATATTTTTCACAAAACGATCTTCATCTTTTTCATCTAATAATCCATCAAAGTGAGCACTTAAATTAATACTATTCATATACTTAACTGCCTCTGTCCAGTATTTATGATCTCTGGTTCCATTTGATGTTACCATTGTCCATTGATTATGACTTTTAAGATATTTTAAAAAATCTAAAAATCTAGGGTGTAATGTCGGTTCACCACCACCAAAATTCCAACGTATACTCTGACCTTTAGCCCAATTATAAATCAGATCATCTGCCGTACTTATTAACAAATCATAATCTTTATGATCATCAGTTCTATTATGTACACTAGTCCAACAGTAACTACAGTCATAGTTACATCTACGTCCCAAGTCCCATAATATTTGATATGGAATAGGAAAATTCATTTCAACTGCAGTTGATTCGTCAATAACATCAACTAAATCGTCAGATGTTTTTTGTTTTCCTTCCCAACGATGGTTAGTAACAGAAAGCAGTTGTTTATCATCTATAGTTTTTGATTTGGATAATATAACATCAGCGCCACATCCACAACTATCCCAAGGACAATTGAACCAAGATTTAGGAAATTCATAACCATCAAAAATATTTCCCAAAAATCCAGGATATTGCGCTTTAACTTCATCAGTATTATCTAAAACTTTTTTAAATGCGTCTTTAGTTTTACGATATTCTAAACCTAACTTGTTTTGTATAGGCCACCATTCTTCAGTTGGGTTAACAGGTTTATGCTGTTTTAATATTGATCTCCATCCATCAAAATTAAATCTATCTAACTTGGCACTAGCCGTATTACAAATCCAAAGATTACCATCAAAGTCTATATATAATCCTCTAGTTCCGGCACTACATTGCCAGTCTTGCCATTTGTTTAACCCTCTAGCAATAGTCTCATCCACTGACAGTCTAATATATTTTTTTGTCTTATCGTAGATTCTGAATTGTTTATTAGTATTAGCGTCATTCATTATGACAGTGCTCAATAAAATCTATAACTTCTTGATAATTTTCTATAATTTCCGAATAAGAATCATCATACATTTTTACATTTTTATGATTGTCCACTATTTCAATGTTGTTCAAACGACAATCTTCTATCATTATTTCTCCTTAGTACTCATAATATCAAAGTTACAATGACACATTGTTTTATCACATACAACTGGATCAGTAGGTATTCTTAGATTATCATCAAACACATGTCCAATAGTATCCCCTACACGACACCAACCACGATATATTAATCCTCTTAAATCAACAATGATTTGCTCAACTCCAGCATAACATTTCCATCCACTCCAATCATTAGTTTTATCACTGATGAATCTATGTGCACTTGATATACGACTAGTTCCATCTTCAAACTGTAATCGCATTGCACCACGATAATAGTCAAAAGATTTATCAAACACAATGTGTTTAGTAATCAATTCATGTTGATTGTCAAATATTTGTTTTTGAAAGTCATTATAATCAAACAATGTATCACCAAAATCATGAATCAATGGTTGTAATGCCATACTTAAATTTCCAATATCTTTTACTCTATTAGCAACATCATAACAATAATCAAACTTTTCCGGACTCATCATGATGTTAACATGTGTACGTACATCATTGTGTAGAATTTTTGCCACGTTAATAAAGTGTTCTGGATCTGCAAATTCTGGATGAAAACTCAAACAAACATGATCAAAATATTGTTTATGTTCTTCCCACCAACGTAATGTACGTGAACCATTACTAATTAGACCAACTTTAGCACCCAATTCTGTACAGTATTGACAAATTTCAGTAAAGTATTTGTATAAAGTAACTTCACCACCAGTAAATTCAAAGTATACTTTTCTAGGTGCAGTTTGTTCTACTACTTTGGCAATGAATGATTTTATTTTATCTAACTCTGGCCAACGAATTGATCCATCATGTAGACTATCAGGACAATAACTACATGCAAAATTACATGTATTTCCTAAACACCAGTTGACAACAAACCAATCTTTATGACTAGAATTACTATGTTCTAATTTAAAATATTTATGTTCCATTACCAACCCTCTTGTGATCTAATCACTGATAATTCTGTAATCATTGGACCCATATTGTTCCAATTTTTACTGATATAGTCTTTGAAAAATTTGCTTTGTTGTTCATCAAACTCTATAATGTTTGTACCTAGATGTTTATTTAGTTCTTGAGCAATTTTAATGGAATCTGATTCTTGATCATTCTTATGTAATTCCCACAACTCATCAAGTTTATTAAAGTCTCTGACCTCAGTATGATTCCAATTTTGTTCTAACATCAGATAGTACGTACCACATCTAGCGCCATGAATTGCCCAAAATCCATTTTCAACATCATGACCTATAGTTTGCCAAATACTTAAATTCTGTAAATTTCTAGGCCACACCCATTTTAAGAATTCTTGTTTACTAGACGGCACTACTCCACTACGAGTGCACATCTTAACGCCCTCACGAAATCCTGCTCTCCATGCTTGTTTTGCCGTATGATTAATATAAGTAGTACTATAACAATCATGCATTGGCCAGTACAGTGGATCAAAACAAAATTCAATATTAGTTTGATCTGTGCCGTCTGTATTCTCATGAGTTTTCATACGATTAACAAATGATCTGGTCCAACTACTCATACCACCATTACCGTAGTAGAGTCCGTTTACATGATTCTTGGCTCTCCAACGAAACTGAGCATTTTTATTTTGTTCGGTAATCTCTAATGTTAAATCAAAAAATTTTTGATCTGGCATATTATCGCCATCTATTAGAATGAATCTTTCAGTATCAGATGATTCGGCTGCAGCCTTATGTGCAGCATCACTACCATAAACGCCATCTACTCGTTTGGCCCATGGTACCATATTTTTAATCTTGACCCAAAACTCTTCTTTTTTTGGTTCATCGTAACTTAAATATATACAATCCAAGTCAGCTACATCTAAATATTCAATGATTGATTCTGTATTCATCAGAATATTTAGTTACTATATGTGTAGTCCCATAATTTATATGATTGAGTTTTATCTACAATAATAGATATATCTTCACTATCACACATTACTGTAGATTTGGATTGTTCAGTGACTAAGTGATATTTGGAAATAATATTTTCACTTAATGATTTTATTTTACCATTTATCACCACTATATCATAACGACTAGATTCAAATACTGATCGCTCAATGAATATGAAATTACCTTCAAGTTCTTCCATACTATAGTACTTTGGAGTACCATCATCATTATAATATAATCTAAATTTGTGAGTCATATATATTGTTCAATTTTGTTGCCAATGATTTAATATGATAGTGTACTGGATATAATTGACTAACAGTGTTTATTCTAAAATCTGTTCCAATCAATTCCCATACCATTTCTCTGGTCCAATCTTCAACCATACCATTGTTTATCTTTTGTTTCATATGTACAAACTGAATTGGGCTATTCGGAATAGTACATTTTTCAATACCAATAATCTGTGCAGCTATGGCATATACAGTGTCAGTATCTCCATGTATTAATTGACTTGGATGTTTTAAACTTTCATTTATTTCTGTCCAATTTGCAAATATTTCTCTTACTGTTAAAAAGAATTGTTTTGCCAGATCAGATTTCTTAAAATAAGTTATTCCATTATATAAATCAGGTAATAGATTACTATCAAGTACTTGACGATAGTATCTAGATTTAGATTCATGTTGTAGATAATTTCTACATCCATTTGCTATATGTAAATCACGATTACGTAATGAATTCCACCAACTGTCCAGTGATCTGGTCACTATCATGTCTGCTTCTAATTTAAACGTTTCATCATACGGAGATTGTTGATATAGTTGCCAATCATCAGCATATGGGCCATGAGTTAGACTACTGACAGTATCATATGGAACTTCAGTCACTATAGTAATTGGTCTTGTATCACCCACTGCACGTAACGATTTAGTCAATACTCTGGCACAAGATTGATAATCTACTGTGTCAGTATTGATGGCTTGAATAATATATCCTTGTGTCATTTATTGTCAATAATAGTAAATAATGCATCTTTATTCAAAATATGTAAATCTTGATCATATGTTGTTATTCTATAGTCAATTATTTTGTTTTCTACTTGTCGCTTAAATTTTAATTCCCAACTAGTAGGAGTTTTTAATGTTATATCTGTATTAAACTCTACGTTCATTAAACTCCATGGAATTTCTACTGACTTTGGAATTAAGTGACCATATACAGTGTTTAATGCTATACTTAATGCATAATCATTGCGATATGGACTTGATCTAAAACGATATAACTTGCTATAATGATCGTAATTTTTTTGAATCATTTTCATCATTTCAAATACACATTTGGATTCATTACTTTTATCAAAATATATCACAGTTGCCCAGTACATTTCTAATTGTTTTCCAAAATATTCAATATCAGTATAAATTTGACTACCAAGATATACTCTACGTTTATGGCATAAGAATGATTGATTCATATCAAATAACTTTAGTAGTTTATTACTATGACATATATAATCTGTATCCATTAGTATTGTTTCATCAAATGGACTTAAGTCATAAGCCTGATATCTTCCAAAGTTATTCCATGATTCTTTAACACCAGTGGATGGAATGATTCTACTTTGAGTCTCTACTGATTCTATGTTAATAACATGATCAAACAAAGAATCCGTAATATCTTTGTTTGTAACTAAAGCAACTTGTAAGTTTAAATGTTCTTTAATTTTCTCTGTACAGTATCTAGCCATATCAGTATATGATTTTTCATCTGTGTCAATAGCAAATAATAATATACCTTTAGACATTATCGTTGTCCATTTATTTGTTCAGAACATTTAAGCCAACTATCCATAGTGGTTTTATATGCTGTAATACACAGTTCTAACAATTGTATTCTATCAACGCTAATTGGATTATCATAGATATCTAATAGTATTACTGTATTACCCATTGATTCAATATCTAAAAAAGCTATTAATTCTGGACTGGATCGAAATGTTCCACCACTAATAGTTACTAATAGTAATGATTCATGATTTTCTTTATTTGCAATTTTTGCAAGACTATGTAAGTACTTTGTTTTACTAGTCTGTTTGATTAGTTCTATATTCATGCAAATACTTATTCTATTTGCATGAGATTAGAAAATTTAAGCTGGTGCTGTTACTGCTACGGTTGGAGTTCCCCAACTATTAGCGATATTAACAGTTGATGGTGGTCTGGCCGTAGCTGTGACTGTCAAACTACCAGTTACAGTGTCGGTTGCAGTGCCACTTGATACATCAGTAAATATTACACTAATAGTAACAATGTTTGAACTTACACTGAGATTCATTGATAGATTATCACCAGTATATACTCCACTATCGGAATATTGTCGAAAATATGTAGTAGGAGTACCGGTTAAATTATAATATCCATTTCTTACATAAGTTGATGGGGCTGTTCCACCACCTCCAATTTTCGTAAATCCAGTGAAACTTGTTCCTGCTATTGTTTGTGCTGTGCTAACTGCAGGTAATGCCAATGTACCAATGTCAGTACATAATTGAGTCCATGCTAAATCTTGTGGGTTACCTGATCCTAATGTACGACTACAACTGATCCGTAATGTTCCACCGGCATTAAAAAAGTATCTGGCAGTTGTGGCAGAAGAAAATGTAATAGTAACGGTACTAGTTACTACCGGTATTGAAACTGCTGTGCCCCAATCTGTTGTTCTTGTAGCACTAGTAGTAATATCAGTTCCCACCGCAGCTGCATTTAATCTACCGTTATTAATGCTAGTCAAATTTGTACTTAACGCTGACAAATAAGCAACTGTATTTCCGGCTACTGGAGCAGTTATAGCAGTTATAGATGTACCTTGATGAGCGGCGGCACTTGCCATGTTTGTAATTAATGTGTTCCATGGATTGAATGAAACCGTTGTTCCAGCTGTAACTGTACTTACTGCAGTTTGACCGTATCCAGCGTCACTGCTTCCAGTAGACCAAATATTATTAAAGTTTGGTGATCCAGTGCTAACAAATCCATTAAGATCCGTTGCTTGTATTAATCCGCCTAGTGCATAAGTCATTTATCTGCTCCGAGTATTTTTATATTAAAGTTTTACACTTACGGCGGCCAGAACTTTTCCTTCGCTGTTAGTTAATTTGTCTTCTAAACTACGCCCAACAGTGTTAAATGGAGTTGCTTCATTTTTCTTGGCCGCACGTGCGAGACCATTACCAGCAGAAACTAATCTATCACCTTTACTGATCTTTCCAATAACTTTAACAGGAACACGACCAGTCATTGCAATTGTTGGATGTGTAGATTGTGATCCGGCGCCACTGTTCATTGTAACACCAGCCGATTCACTAATAACTCCAAATACTATATCACTTAAATCATCACGAACTGCTGTAATTTCTGCAATTCCTCCCATTTCCATAACAGTACCAGCTTCATATTCATCATCAGCGGCAAATCTTTCACCTAAGTCAGCGTAAGTAGCATTTAGTCTACTTCCAGCAGTTAATGTCCAATTACCAGTAAAATCACCAGGAATTGTGTTTCCACCTGTTGTAATATGAGTAGTAGTTAAATTTCCTGTAACAGTTAAGTTGCCAAATGATGTGCTGGCTGATCCTGAAACTACTAAAGATTGCCAACTAGGAGTTGAATTAGCACTAGTATTAACTTTAAAAGATGTTGTACTAGAATCATACCAAGTTTGTCCAGGAATTGGATTAGTTGGACCAGTAACTGGATAACTAGCAAAATTCTCTAAAAGAGAGATTTGATTTTGATCAACCGGTTGACCATACCCTGCATAGTTTCTGCCAGGCAAGGCCAGACTTGTCTGAGTATTAAGAGTAGTATCAACGACAGTTATCGTGCCAATTGAATAAGTTAGAGTATATGCCATGATTTAATTAATCCTTTGAGTTCTGATATGTTTATTTATCTTAAATTGTAACCAAATTAGTTAGCGTCTGAATTCTTACTGTATAATCAATTTGAATTTGACGATTTAGTGATTTTTGAATTGGTGCAAACACCACATGTGTCAATAATCTAGTTAATACATTACCATTACCATCTAAACCATAATTAGCTAATAATCCCAATTCGTCAAATGTATATGTACTATCTGTATCTGTACCATTATCAAATGCGGCTTGACCACTTGGCTCACCATAATCTAATAAACATTGTACTAAAATATCAGTATATAGTTCACCTACTACATGATTTACTGTCATATTGTTTCTAGTTGGATCATTATTTGAAATTAATGTATCATCAACAATTTTAGCGTATGTTTGATTATATAATGCTGCATTTTGACCAGTAGTATTAGGTGGAAGATATGTAATCAATCCAGTACTATCAATACTAGCAGCACCATTACCAAAAGCCATTTGATAAATTGTACCTTTACCACGATCAGCTAAAGTATAAGCCATAGCCTCTGACATGTTTTCGTAATTTATTGCATTGTGATCGTCAAAAAATACTTCTCCAGATTTAGGATCATGTATTTTCAGAAAACCTTCAATTCCGAATGTAATATTTGTTTTCATAGTAATATCCGTTAATCGCATCTCATTTGTAAAAGTACTTTTCCAGTTTTTGGATCAGTAATCTTCATTGAACTACTAAAATGAAACCCTACTTGTTCGTTTGGTTTCTTAGTCGGTGAACTTAGTTTCTGTTCTTGACTTACTTTAGATGCATTATTTGTGTTCATGTTATATTTAGTCATGGTGCCACTACTCTCTTTAAGAAAAGTGCAGAAACTGTAGTGCTTTGATCTAAAGTTTGACTCAATGGACCATTAATATCCCAGTCTTCTGCCTCCCAATCATACATATCCCATCCTTCATAATAATCATACCACCATTGAAAGTAATATTGTTGTGGTAATCTATCTCTAATTAATACACTTTGAACTATAGTACCAGATTCAATAAACTCATTAGTAATAGTACCATTTCTACCACGTAATAAACCACTTAAAGTGTCAGTTGCCAAATCAATATTAGTAAATTGAATATATTCGCTATTAACCAACAACATATTACCTTCACTAATGGTAACATATAACAATGTCGGACTAGTAATACCGCTAATAGTTAACTTGATATCATTATAATTGACATATTCATATGTAAATGCATTCGGAATACTTAATATTGGATATGCAGTCATATACTGTGCCACACTTAAAATATATGCAACTCCATTACTGTCAGTGGTAACTGGTTCAACAATTGTTGCTACCAATTTACTGGCATCATTGACATGTAATACATCACTTATACTATTAGTACTGACAAAATCTTGAGTCAAATATGTTTGAGTATATGGATTAGTATTATAAACTGTAGTTGTGTATATATTACTATATGGATTAACGTTATAAGCAGAATCTGTACCAAATTTACCAACTTGAATTCTAAAGTTCAAATATTCACCCGGACTTAATGTTGTTGGATCAGTAGTAACATTGAATTCTAAGAAATCAGTGATTAAACCAGGAATCAATTCTTCTGGGCCATAACCGTCATTAAATGATCCACCCTGTACATCATATGTAGTTGGGTTAGTCAATTGATTATAGTTAAAATCTGGCGATTGAAGATTTGTATCAATTTCGGCTGTTGAATTAACATCATATGACGAATATCCATAACCAACTGAATCATATAATTCACCATCATTATAATTAAACGGCGTTCCAAGTGTAGTAGCGTTAGGATAAACTACACCACTCATTAACTGTCTAAGATCACGTCCCGTCATATTAGCAGTTGGTTCGTAAAAAGCAGCAATTCTATCAGCAGCATTCAATATTGAATTATTACTATAAATTTGTTCCCACTTACTATAGTCAAATATTGTATCATTATTACTAACTATACATTGATATAATTTTCCCGCATATGTCACTAAACTTTTACTAAATGTAAATGGTTCTTTTAAGAATAATACGTCATTAACAGTGTAATTAAAGTCAACAAGTTTTACTGGCAAATTAAATAATGGATCATAGTATATTTCTACTAATGTTGTAGAAATAACTTTTACATAGTAATCAATTGGATCAATCCATTCAAGATAAGTAAGATCCCAGTCTTCTGCATCCCAATCATTAATATCCCATCCTGAACTAACTTTATAGGCAGTAATTTTTTGACCAGTTAATTGTCCTGGAGTTACAGGTGTATATCCATAATTTAATTCTACAATTACTGGTCCATTATATGAATATGAATTTCTAACTTGTACTATAGGTAATGATGCACCCTGTGCTGATGCTAATAAATCAGCATCCCAATTTGTTCCATTCCATGACAAATATTCCCATGGACTACTTGACGCCGCTAATAATGTTGAACTTGATAGTTTTCCAATATCAGTAAATTCTCCTGCATATATAGTACCACTAATCCATTCAGTAATTAAACTACCATAACTTGTTCTATCAAATTTAATAGTAGTCATTAATTCTCTAACAGGTTGACTTGAAGTTAGTAATGCTACTCTGGCCGTAACTGCCACTGTATTTTCAGTTCCAGAACCTTGTGTTTCTAATTGAACACGTTCAGTATCCATCAAACTAGTTTTGTCAATGTTATAAGCACCCTTAACTGAATAATAAAGTGCAATAGTATTAACGTCAATAACTCTTACATAATAGTAACTATTATTAATTAATCCAAGTGGAGATACTGTATTTAAACCAATTGAATACTTAATAGAATCACCAGTTTCAAAACTATGATCTACTACTGTAATAGTATTGAATACAATATTAACATCAGTACTGACAAACGTAGAAGATATTGAACTACTTTCAATTTCAATCATTGGTTGTGTAGCGTAACCAGATCCAGAATTAAATACCTGAACTGATATCAATGATTCGTTAACCATATTTGGAACTAGCTGAGCAACAGTTCTTGGTTCAGGATAAGCACTGTTATTAATAACAGTAATCACTGGTGGATTTACATATCCACGTGCTTTATCTAATACAATTACCGCTGGTAATATGGCACTAACTATATCATTTGGATAATGATCAGTTGGAGTTGATTCAATTCCTCGTTGTATATCTGTTAAAACGTTTTGTAACTTATCAACATTACTGTAAGAAATTTTCTCAGCGCCAATATATATAAATCCAGCATCAGGCATACCATATGTATTTTTAACTGGTATAATTGTTGCAGTTGAAGTAATATATGCCGATAATGATGTTAAATTATAAAGACCTTTTTCATTTGTAATACTTAAACCATAATTTTCAATCCATTGAGTATATTCAGGCGATTGCCATACTGTACTAGTAGATAAATATTCTGGTGTATATAATTCTGGAGTAGTATATACTAATTGTGGAGTTTCAAATTGTCCCACACTTGGTACAAATTTTGCCGGTAAATCAAAGTCAGTTACATCGCCCAAGAACGTATCTTGTCCCGGATATACATATAAGAAGTCTTTAATTTTAACGTGAAATGGTTTAATTTCATTCAAATATCCACTCAAGAATTCCTGATTATCTCTTTGAAATTTCTTGTATGGTAATAATTTACGAACAGTATGAGTTACATCAATCAAACTGGTTTTGTTGAGCCATGTAAGATAATTTTGTTGTTCTAGTGATTCGCTTTGAATATAATTAAACATTAATATTAAACTATTATTACGTTCAATCAACAAATCTTCTATATAAGCTTCTTCGTTTAACCAACGAATGATCCAATAAGTTTCTTCATATACTGTATCATCATATAATCCAATATCCCAACCACCAATATCCCAATGAACTGGGGTATTATATAATGTTTCTGAAATTTGAATTGTACCGTTTTGTAAACCTATTCTGTCCCATCCAGTAGCCGCATACCATGTCCAAGTTTCACTATTACCTTGTGCATTGGCTTTTACTTTTACAATGATGCCATCTGATAGTCCAATAACAATTTGTTCTGTTCCTGGAAGTATTTGATTTGGTTGTAGTGTTTGTAGATCAGTAACAGTGTTTACTTCAAGTACAATCTTTGTACTACTACTATATCCAGTTGCCCACCAATCAGTATATGACCAGTAATCTCTTGTATCATATCCAACTCCGACTTGATTTAAGAAATATAAACTGCGAGTTTCAGCAATAGGTAATTTTATTAAAACTTCATTAGCATATGTAATATAATTTTGTAGTGCCAATGGACGATTTATAAACATACTTTGTGAATAATCAATACCATAACGAGTCAAAATTGGTAATTTTGAATTTGGTATATATATTCCAAGACGATTTTGTCCAGCAAAACTATCTAAATATTTTGAATATAATCCAATTGGATTTGGTTGACTTTCTGTTGGGAATCCAGTTAAGAAATCAGTTGCATTATTTTCTTGAATTAATGTCCAACTTTGATGTTTTTGATCTGGTGTATTACCAATACTGTAACCAATATGTAGTGCACTACTGGCCGCATTAATACTACTTTCACAATTAAACAATCCAACAACGTTAGTAGTAATTGCACCTAAGAAACTTATTCCGCTATTAAGTGGGTTAAGTATATATTGACTTAACGTCAATGGACTTAGTGTTTTTCCCGGTGGAATAAAATTATAATTTTTAACCCAGAAAAAATAGTCAACAACAATAGCATTGGTTGAGCGATCTAAACTTTTAACTGTAGTATAATTATTAAAATCAACTACGAATCCACTACCACTATATTGAATTGGTGGGAATGAACTTCCTATCCAAGTATATATATCGGCTGTACTTCCAGGAAATGCTTTACCCCAATTTTTAGAGTTATATGACACACTTGGTTGATTATAATTCAACATTCTAATACTTGTTGTATCAAGCCATGTAGTACCAACATGTTCAAAACTCCACACTATTCCATCAGAATATGTGGCTGGGTTAGTTGAACTTATATAATCTAAATTTGTTTCAACTGCACCTAATAATTTTCCTTGTACTGGATCAATATAATCTAGATAATCTAATGTATTATTACTAATAGTATCATAGATAGATATATTATTTAAACGTTCAACTGAGACCATTGGTAATGGTTTCTTATCTATGTACCAACTACTAGTTTGACAATAGTTAACATATCCAAAAATTCTTCCAGTACCAGTACTATACCAATTTGGAGCACCTACAACTATTACACCATCATTATCAACTACACTGGTTCCAAATTTTGGAGTATTTGCTATTCCAGTTCTATCTATACTTTGAATAAATTGACCAAATACATATTTTCCAGGATTAATAATGCTTTCATCCGCAGCTGGTAGATAGTCAAATTCATATACTACTCCAGTGTTTGCAAATGTGTCAATAAACGCCGTAGCACCGTGATCAAAAATAGTAAAATTGTCAATTGATACTATAGGATTACATACGGTTGGGTCAACTATATTATAATCAAATGTTGTTTCAGCATACACTGTAGCAGTTGGATCACTGACTACCATACTGTCACGAGTTCCCATAGATACTACTTTTCCAAAACTTCCAATTGTTGGTAAATTTGGATTAACTATTACTTGTGTATTAACATACAATGTTAATCCCAAATTAGTAATGTATTCTTCTGGTCCAGTAATATCAATAATATTATTAATAGTTTCTACTGTATTGTTTATAACTCCAATTTGAAGTATATTACCACTAGCAACAGCTATAATATTGGTTGGAGTTTGAGTATTAATTGATTGAGCTATTTGATCTGCAGTGCCAGAATAAGTTACTTTAAATCCATCAATGAAAATGTATCCAGATGCGGTGCCACTAACTGATCCAACTACTGAACCATATTGTTGACCACCATTGGTGAAACGATATACTGCACCTTGAACGTTTGATATATTATTAACAGTTTGTAATTCACTTGGACATCCAATTACTAATTGAGCTCCAAATTTGTTGGTTGATACACTAGTACCAAAGTTACCGCCAACTATCGGATTGCTACTTAATAATTGAGTAACAAGATTCATTTCTCCATAACTTACTTCAATAATACTACCATAAATTGGAGCAATAGTAAATACCACTGAACCATTAGCATAAACAGATACATCATTAGTTAATACATCATCAACTAAGACATCAGCAATTGCATTAGGAATAGTTCCATTAACTGTGTATGTAGTACTTGTACCATTTGACATGAATCTTTGTACACTTCTAGTATATACATAAGCTGCGCCAGAACCAGTTAATTGAGTTGATCCACTTGTTACTAAACTTTCTAATGGTGCACCTACAATTAATTTAACTCCATCTATACTAGTAGTGATTGAAGTACCAAATCCCGTAGCAGTACTTGGACCAGTAATAGTACTAACATATTCATAATCACCACTAGTCATTAATGCCCAAACTGCAATAGTTTTTGTTTCCACATCGGAAATATATACCCATTGATTATCAGCACTAACTGTTATTTGTCCAGTGGTAATCTGATTAATAATTGTTTGTAATGTGATAAAATTACTTGGATAATTTACCTTATACACATAAACTTTATTATTAAGTGCATCGCTGACATACAAGTATTCATCTACTGCAACCATGGCTGTGCCAAATGTTGAAGAAGGTTGAGATATAGTTTGAGTTATAGTTTGACCAGTAGTGTCAGTATAATAACGATAAATTGTTCCATCAATTGCACTGGCCCCAACATAACCTATTTCTGTACTGTATGCAACACTACTACCCAAATCTTGTAAATTCAATTCTGTAGAGTCAATATTAAACTCAGTATAATCTGGACCACATGACCATACAGCCCACTGATTGTCTGTATCTCTATCAATCCAAGATTTTTTGGTATAATATTCACTATTGAATACCGTACTATATACTTGATCGCTAGCTTGAGTAAATCTTCTAGATACTAGTTTAAAGGCTATACCATTACCTTGTAATTGTAATACAGCATTATCCAATGCTTTTGAAATAATTACACTAGTTAATGAATTCACTGATAGAACTTCATAATAACCATTGATTCTAGAATCAAAATTACTAATTGCAATTGGATCATTTTTTGCCAAATTTGGATTTTTACCAAAGTTAACAGTAATTGTATTATTTAAATTATTAATGATACTTATTACTTGTGTGTTTACTGTTTGTGGAGTAAATACATTCCAACTTCCACGATATTTGGCAACCCAAATATTATCACCACGATTCAACGTGTCAATATTGGTAGTATCAAATGTATTATTTAAATCAGTAAGTTCAAACGCTTTAAATTTTACATCATTTAGATTGACATATCCTGCGCTTGGTAAACCACGTTCATATGAATAAACGTCATTAAATGGCGGTAAGAAATTTGCAGATGTTGGTGGCATATTCCAGTTGATGATATCATTCATCAATACTGTTTGTTGAACTCCGCTTACAGATCCATTATCTGAGAATCCTAATAGTGTTGGATTACCAGTTAGTTCATTCTGAAGTAATAAACATTCAACAAAATTACTGTTAGATACGCTACCAAATACACTGGTTTTAATTGCCCAATTTTCTTTTACATTGTAATCAATTTTACCCTGAGTTAAGTTTGCACTCTTAAAAGCATTAGCAATTAAGTTAGTTCCTTTTTCTTTAATGATGTTTTTATATACACCAATTTGAGTAATATCACTTAATTCGGCATCAGCCAAATATTGTCTTGGTCTATAACCTATCAAACTAAATGATAATAGATCGGCATCTAGTTCAAAGTTTGCTCTAGTACTATCATAGTAATATAAACTTTCATATGCATTGGTACTTGGATTAGGTAATAATCCAGTTTTAATTTTATCGTATGTTGTTTGAGTCCATTGTTCATTAAAGAATTCTGCTTGTGGTTGAATCAATTGATTAGCAACCCAATATTGATTTTTATAAGTTACAATTTTCCCACTAGCATATTTGATGTTAGGTACCCATTCTTGAATATTATCTTCATTGATAATAAATCCACTGGCATTAACATATCCATTCCATTCACCTGATTTATAACCCTGTAATACCAATCTTTGTTGACGTAATCCAGTAACTAAATCATAAATGGTATCATTGAATATGGTAGAATTATCAAACACTACTGCGTGTTCCATACTAGCCAAATTAAGATTTGTAAAGGCTACACTATCTCCGTCAGTTAATACACCAACTGTAAAACTTTCATTTTCTCTTACAATACTAGCATTTTGACTTTGTAATGGTATTAGATTTTGATTTAAAATAAAATTATCTTGTTGAATTGTCAACGGTTGAACCACTAATCCTGGTCTATTTACAGTGGCAATTTTAGCAGATGGGTTTAAATTGATAGTACTACCAACTTCCCAACTTTGTTCTGCCCAATGCAAAAACTCACGAATCATTTGATCCCAGTCATAGGTTATAGTATCAATTACATAACCAAAAATCATACCTTGATCTACTAGATACTGTCCATATGATTTAATAAATTCACTAACTCCCTGAGTAGTATAATATAAATTACCATATGGTATTGTAATAGTTTTGTCTGTATAAAATTCACTACTAACTGTCACTGACAGATTATTCACACTTAATGTTTTTGTAAATCCAGCTTTAGGTACTGATACCGTAAAGAATGGATCGCTTTGACTATTTCCCCAAACTGTATAACCCGCACTAGTACGTTGTACAATAACTGAACTATATACAATTTTATCTTCTGGTACATTATCGTATAACAACACACTATAACTATTGTCTGGAATTAACAATGTTGTATTTTGAGTATTCGGTGTTGATTTTTCAATCAAAAATTTTAAGTATTGTTTACTACTAAATCCAGCCATATTATATGTTAGTCTGACATCTAGATTTTTCAAGGTTGTAGTAACTTCAGTTGTACCATTAACACCACGTTGATTGATATAGTCTACTACCCAATTAATATACGATGCCTTGGACACGCCTTGAGAAGTGGATTCGTCATATCCATAAACTTGAATCTCTCTAGGATTCAAATGATAACGATCATTGTATAGATATTGATTGAATTCTTTATTATATTTGTACAAATCACGATCAACATTTAAGTTAAAGAATTTTGCTGGTTTAGTTAATGCTAATATACGCATTAAATCAAATGGATATGAACTACTGCGTAGATATGCAGTTTCTGCCGGCCCTTGATCTCCTACAATCCAATTACGTTCAAATGTAAATGAATCATAATTACCAACTACAATTGGTAATGGTGATTGTAATGTTCCAGCCGGATTTACTGGCAATACACTTAATAATTCTGGTCTGATTTTAAATGGATTAATATAACTATCACCATTATTCCATACATAACCTTCACTAATTTCTTGCCACATATATGTATTATCACTAGTATATGGAGCAGCACCGTATCTATCAGTCCACCAAGTTGGTTCACTGGTTAATCCTAACATTTCCCATGGCGCATTTGCTGGATCACTAGTATCATAGAACCAATTATATACACCTCTCCAATAACCTTGTTTTAACAATTCATTGTTAAGTATGTTAGTACTCTTATTATAATTATATGAAAATTGATTTGATCTATTGTATTGTTGTGTTTTATAATCAATACGATTTAAACCAACCCATTTTAAGAAATTTGTTCTATATATATCTAATATTTCACTTTGTGAATAATCAGTGGTTCTAAATTGTCCTGGAATAACTTCATCTGCTGATAATGGTATATCACCAGAAACTTTTAAGTTATTGTAAATTCTAGTTTCAAATTCTAATAAAACTTTATCACGGAAATCAGTTAACTGACCGTTAATATAATTACCATAAAGTTTTGTATAACTACCATCATGACCTAAAATAAAATAAGTTGGGATAGTATAAGTATTATCTAAGATAACTTCAGGAATAAAACTTGGATATAATCCTAGTTTAGTTGGTGTGTTTGGACAATATGTACCATATGTTTGATTGTATTCATTAACTGTAATTGTATCACCAGCAACAATGTTATATGTTACTGTTAAATTTGGACTAATATTATTAACAACATAATCCACACCACGTATCAATTGATTAGTAACTAGTTGACCATTAACTGTAGTAGTAATATAAACAGCTAAACCATAATAGTTCGCTGATGTAAAATCATAAGTTCTATATGTTGGTAATGTAATAGTAGATAATGAAACATTAAATGGATAACTGTTGGTTCTATATGGACTTCCAGTATACAACATATCACTCCAAAAGAATGAATTTGTACTGTTTCTTGTACTGGCAATTTGAAAAAGAATTGTATCCAACATTGTAGCTGGAGTTGTATAGACTGTGAAATCGTTTTGATCAGTTAAATTAATCAACAATGATTTGAAATTTGTATATTGATCACTGTTGAATTGTAATGCTTCAAATAAATTAAATCCAGGTTTACGTAAAAATACACCGGGTAATACTAAACTGGCACTATTCTGAATAATTGCCGTGCCAAATCTGTTTAAGTTTCCTAGATTATAAACATTATTAGGTCCAAATACTTGTCCTGTTACTCCTACTGTATTTTCAAATATGGTGTCATACTGGTTCTTGATATCACCAACATCAACATTAGTAATGTCGGTGTTAAATGGATTGTTTTGTAAATTACTAGGAATTTCATAATAACCAGTACGACTAACTTGATCACTCAATAATGTTACTGTAACTTTATTTCCACGTATTGCCGGAGTATTTAATATAATAGTAGTAGTATTGTTATTTAGATCAATGACATGTGAATAAGCAGTATCCTCATCTAACGATACATCATTGACATACACATGATGTGGATCAATTACCGTATCAGTTTTCACTACTACATCACATGTAAATCTAGATTGAGTTTCTTGATTGACTGTAAATTCAAATACTTGTGACTGAAAACTTTGAGTAAATGCTGTTACCCATCCAGTTTTTTTAGTTGGTACATCAGGGGTTAGATAGTCATATACATAACCAATATTAATTTTTTCTTCAACAACACTATCACTTTGTTGATAATAAAATAAATCTTTATTTAGATTAACTGTAAAATTAATATCACCAATACTAACTGTACTTGAATAGCTAATTGGGAATCCTAATATAGGATCAACTTTGCCCGTACCATCAGTGTATGAAAATAGTTTGGTTCCTGCAAATGTTGAACCATTATAATATAATTGATCACTAAGTGATATTCCATTTATATCATATATGTCATATAATGGAGCTTGATTAACTGTTGATTTTTGTTGACATTGAATCCATGTAGAATCTACAGAATTAAATCTCCAACTAGTTGATTTCCGTACTGTACCAGATATGATAGTAACTTGGTTTTTATCTTGTGCAGTTTCTACAATATTAAGTGCAATGACATTTGAATTTCCCGGTCCAGTTGGTACAAAAGAAACTTCATATACGTTTTTACGAACTAAACTATTATCATCATGATTAAAAATAATTGTTTGACCAGAAAGTAATGGTTGACCATCAATAGTATAGGCTGGTTGGCCAACTATTTCAGTAAAAGCGTCAATTGTTGTATTGTCAAATAATGAAACAAAATCTAAGAATTTTGTTCCACTATTATAAAGACCAAGATTACCATAAAATTCAATAATAGGTCGTTGTGCACGAGTACTGGTATTACCGATAATTGACGTTAATTGTCCATTTTTCTCAATAGTGGCATTAATAACTTGAATATTAAACCAACGATTACTTCTAGACCATGCATTTAAATCGCGACTATTTCTATTGATTGTTAAATAATCTGGATATAATGGTACATTATTTGATTGATCCCATTCTTTATCGTCCCAATTATAATAATCCCATGGATAATATGTTCCTGGTTCATCACTTTCAACACTACGATAGTCATTGACTAATAGTAAATTGATTGCCGTACCTACACCTTCAACATAATATTCATTATTTTGATATGTTGATGGAACAGTGGTTCCTTCAAATATAACTTTAAGACCATTAATGAATGTAACACCATTTGGACTTGTATAATTTTTCTTACCTAAAATTTGATCAATGTTAATACTATTAGTAGTATTATTTTCTATTAAATTAATAACACCAACATTAAGTGGATTTGATCCATCTTGATAATACAATGTATCTAAGACTGCAGAAAGATATGGTATCAATTTAATTGTACCAGTACCATCACGATAGAATGTTCTACCAACATAAGTAGTACCACTAGTAACAGTAATCTTTTGAGAGTTTGGAATTCCAATACCTTGAGTCAACGTGACAATATTAGTGCTAATATTAACAGAAATTGAATAAAAATATGTCTGAGAACTACCGGCTTCATCATTATTATAGAACATTAATGTTCTACCATTTAACTGAGTTACACCGTCAATGTTACCAATTGATGCAGCGGTTTGACCGTTGATTTGTGCATATGTCAATGTAGTTACTAGATCAACAGTATTATTTCCTGGCAAATCATATTCTGATTGAGCATCTTTTGCTGGTACAGTAAACGTAACTGTACCAATAGAATCACCATTATTTTCTACTCCTAATACATCTCTAGTACTAGTATTAGGACTTAAACCATATCCAGATAATCCAGGAACACCCTGAATCCAAAACTGCGACGATTGATTTACTTCAAATGTATATGTACCACCACGTAATAATGTTATTGATGGATTTTTTTGTACTGAATTATTAATCGTATATCCAGTATCACTATATGTAATATTATAATTATCTGATAGATAAATTGTGTTAGTTGATACTGTTACAGCATCAGGGCCATACGGTAACCAATAGTATTGACTATAGTTTACGATCTTATCTAGATCAGCAAAACTATCCCAACTATAGTATTCGCTTTCAAACAGTCTATCATTATTATTAGTAATTGCGCCATTATTTTGTAATGCGTTTAATAGACCAGGATAATTGATAAAATCTTTGGCAGTTTGAGTTTCAGTTTTTAAGAATACAACACTAGGATCTAATTGATAGTCATAGCGAACTTTAGTTGGTTCAACTACATAACGATCAGTTGGGTTAATAGAATAACCATATTTTTGACCAATAAATCCCTCAACTCTACGTAGATCAGGTTGTTGAACCAACTGATCTAATGTGGCAGAAAGAAACTGAGCATTACTGTCAGTTCTAAAAACTTCAGGAAGAAAATCAAGTGACCGAATTTTTGTTGCCATTACATTATTCCATTAATATCATTGTAAAAATAATTCATTTTTTATATTCCATTGGAGTAATACTCCATCCATTAACTGATTTATATTTTGATTTTCTGGATATTACACTAGATAGATTTCCTTTATGTACTTGATATCTATTAATGAGTTCTGATCTAGTACATTGTACAATTCTACCATCGCGATGATAAAATGTATACAACATTGTATCATAAACTTTTTCTTTCCATTTGTCACTGGATCTGGCGATATTTAAACTATCTAAATTTTTCTTTTTTCCTTCCAAACTAGATAGTGTTTTTTTCAATGATTTTGACTTTTTATTTTGAACGCCTGGCTGATTTAGTCCTATAGTCATTCGTTCTATTCTCATTTTTTTGTGATTTTCGTTTGCCCACATATCTATAGCAGATTGGCGATTTTTTTCAATTCTATCTGAGTGATTCTGAATTTCAGATGTCGTCCCGCCATCTCCAGATTCAGGTCGCAAATTTGCCCACTCATTGCTTTTAACAATGTTCCATAGTTCACTGTAATATGATCCCCATTCTTTAAGTTCTTCTGATGTTTGACATTCTTTTAATATTTCAGTATTTACTAAATATCCATGTTTTTTTATGTGATTAAGCCAATACTTTCCAGAACCACGATATTTATGAGGGTCTTTAGATATAGTTTTTCCAAGATAATTTAATCCTGTCACCAAATGAGTTTTTTTATAAAGAAATATCGTCATTAATTATCCATTACTGTATCTACTATTTATCACTACAAAAAACGACTAATTTATCTATATTAGTCAGAACATTTAAAATTACATCGTTCTTTGTAAGGCTGATGGAGTCAATGCACTAATTACAATAATATCACTAGCTGTGGCACCATTACAGAAAATCTCACTAGGTGTACTTAAAATCTCATATAAATCACCAAATGATTGAGTAGGATCAGCAGGTACTAATACCACTGAACTTATTAATGATCCTAATTGCATATGTAGATAGGCAGTCAGTTCACTAAAGTAGAAAGTATCACCAAAATCCCAATTATTAATTATAAAATAACTATTAAGAGCAGCCAACACACTACTGCGAATTTGACTGTCACTAACTACTGTAGATGGATTCTTAATAACTTTGATTGTTCCTCGCAGTGCTGGAGCAGCTTTAGATCCAAACAATGGTTTGAAGTTGACACTATTTAAAATCACACTATCACTGATCATTTTATAACTATCTAATTCTCCATAAGCTTGTTGAAGTTCTTGAATAGTTGGTTTTGGTGGTAGTTGAACAGTTCCAGTACTATCATTGATCCAATTTTGAAATTGAGTATAATATGCTTGTGTAACCAAATACAAATCAATGATGTTTGTGGTAGCTGGATCAATTCTAGTAGTATTATCACTATTATGACGATATTGAAAGTTAATTCCACCACGACCTCTAGTAACTGCGTACGATGAAGTAACATCATTTAAAATAAGAACTGTTGGTTGTGTTCCTGGAACAACAGCCGATTGATAAAATGTTGGTACTGGATTAGTAACACTTCCATTAATACAATAGAATAGTGTTTCAGCAGGATACTCATATATAACATTTAGAACTTGATTTTGAGTTGGATATGCATATATTACTGTTCCAACTGGTAATACTTGAGTTCTATATAGATCATTAATGTCAGTGAATATTCTAAAGAATACATAAGCAGTTGAACTTGTCCCAACTATAGTATTAAAAAAATCTGGATCATATGTATATCCACTGATTAGATTAATACTACTGACAGTGATTTGATAATCATCTGGCATTCCATCACTTTGTGCTGGTTGTCCAGTTACATTTAAAATATAATCTTCGCCAAGTGTACTAGTATTAGTAGAATTAGAATTTGTTCTAAAGATATTTACAAAATCAGAAAACACTTGTCCACTACGTTGATCATATACTCGTTGTGTTCCATCAAATGTAAATCTAACTTGATCTACAGATGCAAAATAATAGTTAACATTGTTAATGGTAACCAGATATGAATTGTTAATACTATCACTGACAAATTTAACAAAGTAATCAGTTGGCGTTGGATTTGTAGGTATTGGTTGTACAATAGACCAACGTTCTAGATTAATTAAAATACTATTATCATAGTTAAGTGCAAAATTTTGTTTGAGATTTATCAAATCAAGAATTTGTGTAGTTAATACACTGTTGAAAGTATTATCAAATTGAGGAATAATTCCAGTTGGTGTTGATTGATCTGGATCTAAATATGCGCCAGTTGGTACAAATGAATTTAGAGTAACTGGTCCAACTCCTGTAGATAAATTACCATCTCCAAAATTATAACCATCTCCAATTACACCATTGACACCAACCCATATACTGGTATGATCGCCATTATAATAATTTGGTATACCTTGTTGTAATCTATTATTAACGTCAAAATAAAATCCAGGTGGACTTACAAATTTAAGTTGTGCACCTTGAGTAATATATCTCATTGAATATGTACTAAATGCGCCAAGTGATATTGGTATATTAACACCAGATGATAATTTTACATAAAAATATCCAGTTACATTTGATCCATCAAGCGTAGTTTCATTCCAGTAACATCTATGATCAACAGATTCTGTTCCTGGATAATATCCAGTATATCTTGGATAATATTCTTGATAATATTGAATAGTTGGTGAACTGCTTAAAAATGATGGTAAAGTTATTGATAAAAATTCAATAGCAAAATTAATATTTTGTGTTGAGAATGTTACATTTTTAGGTAATTGATCAGTATATAATGCACCATCATCTGCAAATACGTTAGTACTACTGTATTTTCCGGTTGGATCTAATAGATCAATATTTCTACTTACTCCAATACTACTACGATTAAGAGCCGAACTTTTGATAATACTATTATATAAAGTAAATGGGAAATTACTATAATCTTCTCCATTAACCATACGATTTTGAGTATAATAACGAGCGGGTGCACGTTCTTTGATATTAAGTATACTTTCGCGAGATTGTGCGGTATTATTAACTGTTTGTAAACTAAATGTTATAGTTAAAGTTTCATTTGTATTTTGACGACTAATATACGGAATACTGACTACGATTCCCGACATTTCACTTGGATCAATACTATAGGTTAATGAATTTCCCGATCTTACATAAGCTCTATAATTTCCAATTGGAATTTCTCCAAATACTCCATCACCAAATACATAACTTACTTGATCATTGGTTCTTGATACTACACTGAATATTGAACTAACACTATTTCCTTGACTATTATAACTAGTGGTAAAAAGATTATCAACTTTAGTCCATTGACGATTTATTGTTTCGTTACTATTTAATTGATATAACCAAGTATCAGTTTCATTGATTCCTTCTATAAATATATTTTGAAAATTGTTTTGAATTTTTTCTGAAAAGTATATATCATAACTTTGCAAGGTACCTTGTTTAAAATAGAAAAAGAATCCTGTATTTGGACTACCATATCCTAACTTATCATTTTGATACACCATGTTAAATTGACTATTAGGTGCGGGAGATATTTCATATAGATAATCTTTATTGGCGCTAGTTACACTTACTAGTTCAAAATTAACCAAATCACCGTTTACTTGAGTGGAAAACGGAACTACTGGGTTATATCCCGATGGTAAATTAATAGTATATTCTTCAGTTTGAATTCCTAAAATATCTTGTTTATTTCCTGGAAGACCTACTCTTTGACTATTAACATATGTAGCATTTAAAATAGTATTAAATTGTTCTTGCCAATTACTGTTTGCGGCATCATTCCACAACACAGTAGTATTACCCAAACTTACATTGTTAATATCAAAAATACTTTCAGTAGTACTGATTGAAGTGACTTTTACTAAACCATTGGCTTCTGTATTACGTTTTGGATTATAACTAACTAAGTTAGCTAATTTAATAACTGAATCTCTACGTTCTGCAGTATCAATAAAGTTTTCACGAGCATTTAAATCACCACGAAATGCCAGTGATTGACCCATAAATGCCATAACATCTAGAATAGCAACAAATTCACTACTTTCAATATAGTCATTAAATGATTCTGGATAATATATAGTCAGATAATCAATGAAACTTTTACGCAAAGTTTCATAGTCATAAGACATGAAATTAGCCTCTCTATAAGTTTGATAGATTCTTTTCCAATCTTGTAAACCAAATAATGCACTTTGTCTTGAACTAGTAACCATGTTTTTTTCCCGTATACTATATTTATTCTTAAAAAATCATTGTATTTTGAAGTTATTGACTTAGTTGTTGAATACTTCCATTATATCTATTCAAGAAAAAATCTGTTTTTATAACATTATTAAATGGACTAAATGCCATTTCTATCTGTAATAATACACCATTTTCTTGAATATATATACCAACACTGTTTAATATGATTCTAGGATCTAAACTTATAACTCGTCTTACTTCATCTTCTATTGCTTGTTGAGTTTCCTGTGTACTTGGTTCAAATATATATGACCATAATATAGTTCCATACGTTGGTTGTCCAACTTTATCACCTTGTTTAATACTTAATGCATTTAATAAATCTCTAATTACTAGATTTTGATCTGACAGTGCATATTTTCTACCTATTCTTGGCTGAACGGTTGTGGATCCTACTCCACCATATACACCAGGTCTAACTAATGACAATGATTGATTGACACCGACTGTTGAAAATCCTTTAAATGTTGGCATTATATTTTCCTTTTAATTTTTATCTGTTTGTTGAATCTCTGCGAGCTATTGCTTCTGCCACCGGTATGAATCGGCTTGTTCCACCACCTCGTGTAGTAATTATTTTGTTTCCATAATTGTCAATTTCAGTTGTAGTAGTAACTTCTGAAGTAGAAGTTGACGGAGATTGCGATGGTGGCGCTTGATTCTGATTAGATACTAACGCTTGATATTCTTCATTTGCCTTTTTTAAATCTCTTTCTAATCTAGATTGTTTAGCACTGCTAGATATTTTTGTAAAAAGTCCAGCATTTTCTCTTTGTTCTTTATTAATCAAAGCAATATTCTGACGTATTTGTTCTTCAAGGTCTTTAATTTTTGCCAATACTTTAGCCTGCTGATCTGATGCTGAATCATTTGAAGTAAGTCCAGATTCTGATACTTGTGGAGTTGGAGATTTAGTCAATGTCAATGGAATTGGTATTCTTGAATCTCCCATATTTGTACCAACTTTAGAAGTCAAATCAGTTTTACTAAATGTTTCAACCGCCTGAATCGCTGATTTAATTTGTCCACCCATGTTTCCAATACTCGCTAGAGCAGTTTGAATACTACTTAGTATTCCATTTGCTGTTGCGGTTATTGAGTTAATAATTTGACCAGGTAAAGCAAGAACTCCATTTACTAAACCTACAGCCGCATTCACTGTACCAGTTACTAAATTTGTTGCAGTATCTATAACTCCAGTAACAAGTCCAGTAGCGGTGTTGACAACACCGTTGACAACTCCAGTAATGGCATTAGTAGTATTATTAACTAAATTTCCAACTAAACCAGTGGGACTAGATAATGAATTTGCAGCGACTGCCGCTCCAGCAACCGCCCCAGTACTGGCAGCAGAAGTAATACTATTCTTAACATTATTAACAATGTTTGTGCCACTGTCAGTTGTAACAGTATTGACCATTGACCCAGAACCTCCAGGCAATGCATTGATTCCGCTATTAAGCGTGGTTGCAGGACCAGTAAATAAATTAGAAACTGTAGAGGTGGCAGATTTGACCACATTACTAACTCCAGATATAACAGAATCTACACCACCAGTTATAATATCTAATGATGCACCGGCTGTTTTCTTTCTAGCATCTGATAATGCCGATTCAGCTGAGCTTAATGCAATTGAATTTATATCATCTGGATTATTTCTATATGCAGTTCTAGCATCATCAAATTTAGATTGTGCAATATCCAATGCCGCCTGTGAAGATTGATATTTTGCTCCTGGAGTTGTCAAATCAGTGACACTACTTGCATTACCTTTACCACCTAATATATTTGGAGTATTAGCAGTAAGATTCTTAAATGAAGCTTCTACCGTTTTAAAAGCGCCTCTTAATGTACTTTCTAGTCCAGTCACTAAACCAGCCAAACTTTTACCTAAACTATCAACACTAGTTGAAATTGCACCTTTAATACTATTGGCTAATCCAGTAACTCCATTACTGATACTATCACTTAGTTGACCTGCAAATTTACCTCCGGCCATCATGTCTGATATTTTACTGACACCTGATGAAATTCCACTTGCAATGTTGGTTACTGCACCAATTGTTCCAGTTACCACATTAGTGACTCCTTGTGCAATTCCAGTAACTGTTCCTAGAACTCCATTAACTACTCCCGTAACAGCGTTAACACCAAAATTAGAAGCAGCTAATACTAATCCTCCTGCCTGACCTGCAGATTCTGCACCAGTTAATATTCCAGAATTTACCAAACTATTAGCGGCATTATTGAGACTGCCAGCAATAATTTGAGTTTGAACTTTACCATCAGTTAACAATTTAATAGGATCAGTGGCACCAAGATTACCAGTTACTAAACCTTGTATTGCTTTATCCATTGGCATACCTTGAGCCAATCTTGTTTGAAGTAAATCTTTTGAACCTGGTTTTATTGCCATACCAGGTCCACAAGCTTGTTCTAATGTCAATCCTCCTGGTCCATCAAGAATTCCTTCACCACGTTTAGTATCTGCAGGTGCAGAGTAAGGTGTAACTGTAATATCACCTTCAGTTATTGTTAAATTTAATCCAAACATTAATGAAACTGGTGATACAGTTGCTGATGTTCCAGTTCCTTTAATTGCTCGTGCTGGTGGCCCGCCGGCAGCCTTTGTGCTATTAGACTCAGCATTTTGACCAACTAGAGCTCTTAATGTCTGTGCATTAATACCTTCTACTGAATTATCAAATCCAGTTGGTGTAGTTACTGTATTGATAGTTGCAGGATTTGTAGGACGAGTTGGAACACTAGCACTTTCGTTATTTACTTGTGCTACTGCCGGTGTAGTTGTTGGCAGACTACTATTAGTACTACTAGAAACACTAACATCTACACCTTTTCCGCTTGCAATCCAAGGCATATGAGTTGGCGCTCTACTAGTAACAGATAGTAAAGCGTGTGGACTTGGATACATCCATCCTTTTTCTGTACTATAAGTTGTATCTGGGTGATTAACTTTTGGTATTACTGGTACCTCAGCCGGTGTTGTACCACTATTGCCACTATTTAAATATATCTTTTTTCCATTTATGTATGTGGATCCACTACCAGCCAAACTAGTAGAACCACCACCAAACAATGCCAAATCACTACCGCTTTTAACTGTATAACTTGTGCTAGCATATTGACTAAAATTGGCACCACTTCTGATATTCATATCATTATCAGATTCCATGTTTAGATTTTTACCATACAATGTAAAGTTTCTATCAGCATGTAAATTCAAATCACGATCTGCATGTAAGTTAAGATCACCTTGAGTTCTGATATTAACTGAGTTACTAGCATACATATCAACTGTACCTTCTTTACCCAATTCTATCCAACTTTGACCATTAGCATGAATGATAAACAATGATTGAGAACTATCATTCATCATTATCATATGACCGCTAGATGTTCTGATTCTTGTTAATTGATCTTGTCCCTGTAAATCACCATCGTCCATAACAAAACTATGTCCACCGGTTCTGCCAATCATTGTTAGTTTACTAGGGTCAGTTGATCCAGTGGCTGCGGCTTTGATATTACTATTATTATAACCTCCTTGAAATATCGGACCGCCCGGAGTGCTCATACCAAATACTCTACTCGGAGTTTCTCGTTGAGCACTACTACTAATAACTCCGCGTGCATTGTCTCTGATTAGACCTTGTTGAAATAAAATTGCAGCTTGATAACTATGAACTGGTTTAGGATCAGTTACTATCGTACCGCTATTAGCAAGATTGGGATTAGTAGAGTTTACTTCTCCAGTTGGTAATCTGTCAGCTCCTCCATATGTTTTAGCTTCTCCATCATTAGGAACAATTACTTTACTACTACCTATAGCTGGAGTCATACTTAATAAACCAATTTGAGGTATACATCCTATATAATAACCCTGTTCTGGTTCACCATTAATGAATATACAAAGAACTTGAGTTCCTATATCTGGTGCACTTGCCCAGAATCCATAACTCTGAGGATTTCCTACGAATTTACCATATCCATCGGTTGTTGATCCTGATCCTGCTACTCCACTTACTCCTGATAAACCACAAAATGGGCTAAGATAGTTAACTTTAATCCAACTTCCTCCATCATTTGGTGAACTAGATGAACTTAGTTTTGCAATATATACGTATACTGCCCCACTATGAGTGGGATCAACATTGTTCTTAACAATTCCAATAACTGGTTCTTTAATTAAAGTTGATTGTCCGCCACGATCACTTTCAAAGTTTGCTGGGGTGCCTTCTTTTGGTGCATCTATTGCCATTTTATTTTCCTATTTACCATTATTTGTAATTATCACTTTTTGCCAGAAAGTCTTCATTTTATATCTTTATCTAAGTCTCCATGGAGTACCGTCAGCAGTAACTCCAAGTCCTTCTTTTTCTGCTGCTCGCGCCGAGGCAGCTGAGGCTGCATAATCGTAAGGCGTATTATCTGTATTTGGCGCATCAAGTGCAGCTCTATTATTGCGAGCCGTGAAAGTTCTATCATCACTTGCAAATTCTTGTCTACCAAGTTGTCCAGTAACTATGACGCCCTGAGAATTGTTTGAGGGAGAATTTTGTGCCAATTGACTTTGTGATTCTATCAAAGACGCATCTGTGGTTGCTCTCGCATCAGCCGCTATAAAATCACCAGTAGATAATGTTGGTCTAGTCGTACCATCAGTACCAGTATTAGTACCACTTGGTGTTGTAGAAGATTCTCTACCATCGGCGGAAGAATTTGAGTTTTCGGTAACTAATAAATTTGACGGGACAACTTGCATCTCTAATGTTTGAGTAAATGATCCTTTTAAAAATAAAGATGTCACATGCGATACTGTAAAAATTGTACCTTTAATATTAAAATTTCTTGTTCCTGGGCTCATTGTCAATACTTGATCGCTTACATCCATTAATCCAGTATTTAAATAATCATTAGCAGTATTAAATATAACTTGAACTAGTAATTGTCCATCAAACATTGTTGGTCCCAAATCAGCTGCTGTACCACTTAATGATTTTACTTTTGGATTTGCTTTAAATCTAGATTGAGCAACAGCATTAATTCCAGTGCTTGTTAAAATCCAATCCGGATCACCCATAATTTTCATTGTAACTTTATAAGCATCATTTGGACTATATAATTGTGCTCTTACGTTTTCTTGCGGAACAGTTTCATTATTAATTCCAACTCCCCCTGTACCACTTTGTGAACCACCTTGATTTGCGCTTGGTATTGGTTGTTTAGCTAAACTAGTATTAGATTCCGTAATTGCATACCCAGTCTGATTAAGAGTTGAACTTTCTGGAATAAAATATAATGCATTGTAACTAAGTTCATAATTTAAAACTTGAGTATTTTCTCCAGTTAAAAAATAGTTATAAACTTTGTGTGCACCATTAAATTTACAAAAATTTGTAACGTTATTTGACTTAATATAATATATAATATATGGTTTTATTTGATATTTTATATTAAAAGTCCAATAATTTGTCTTTTTTTCAAATGACTTAGTTGTAACAATTGGATTTATACTAAACCATTTAAATTCTTGTTTTGATGTATTTTTAACACTGCCAGTTTCTGGTTTTTCATTGTTTAATACTTTTAAAGCATTTGAAACATAACTACTTTTAGATATAATATCATCAATGATTTGTACAATCTCAGTTCCACCTTTGAAACCAACCGATTTTATATTACTATTAAAAGTTTGTTGCTTAAACTGTTCCGCAATGTTTGATTTAGATGTATTTGATGAAGCACCTGATCCAGTATTAGTTTTAGCATCAGATTCTGACAATTTTGCCGTAGCTATCAGACCATTTGGATCAGATTTATTTTTTTCGTCCAAGAATTCTATTTCATAAGTATGTGACTGTTCAGTTTTATTTGAAGATTCTGTTAATTTTTTAGTCTGACTATTGAGTTCTGACACTAAAGATTTAGAGTTTGGACCTTTTGATCCCATAAGAACTTCACCTACAGTTGAACCATTAATATTTAGGG